CAAGATTACTGTAATACATATGGTGATGTATATGACAGTTTTCACAAGAGCAGGAGTAAGTTGAAGAACAGTTCTAACAATATATCCAATGTATGCGACAACCACATACTTGATGTTGGTCGATACAGTAATCAAAACAATCATAGGGATCATAATGAAGGGGATACAACAGCATGTAACTACAAAGAGTATCTTGATGAGTTCGGCGATGGTGCCAATCAGATCAGAAACTGCGATGAACATCACTTCTGTGCTGAGAAGGTATTCGATAATCCACGGAAGAATAGTCATGATAACCAGTGCCAGTATTGTCACAATGCCAGTAGCAAAGAGAGTAATATAGGGCGTAGTAATCAGAAAGTCCAGTAGATGGATCCTGTATTTGATCATATCCGAGTCGAAGATGGGTCTGGCAAGATATCTGGAGATGGCGTTCATCTGAGAGTACCTTAAGTCAGTGCATTTGGAGAAGTATGTCTCAAATGGCATCAGTGCCATAATCCAAACGTATTCGATAAACGATTGTACATCAATGAAGTACGTATCGCCGGAGGTGAATTGAAATTGGTGTCCACATTGATCAGTTGACAGGTCATCAAGACATTCAGTCATTTGGTCATCATCGATTGGGTAGGTCGATCGGTCGGTTGTGTAGTCGCGATAGTCGTCGGGATAGTCGTCGGGATAGTCGTCGGGGTCTTCGGTCGGTCGGGTCGGTTGGTGAGTTGTCATCTTTGTGGGCATTATGCGTAAAGCATTCAAACGACAAGTAATATTGTTTTTGACTTCAATTTAATTGAATTATTCCTTTGCATATCCATTGAATGCAATGGATATCATCATTGCATCTAGACGAACACGCTACCTCCCCAAGCGAATGCCCATCAGCAAATATGGCGAGTTTCTGTTTCTTATGCAGAGTACGGTAGCAAAGAATGACTACGATAGTTGGGCAGCGCTGCTAGCATTTGGGTACAAGTCATTCAGCAAACCCCGCAAGTCACACACGAAACCAACTGCAGAAGCAGAGCTAATGAAGAGATGTCCAGGCAAGGCCATGAGGTTGCTTCAGCAACCGGACTCTCAGCCATGTTACTGCGCCGATATCACGGCGAAGCATCCGCTTCAGACACAGTCCGATACGATACCCGTTCGAAAGCCATGTTCACTTATCACAGTAGATCCTACCTCACTATTACAGTGCATCAACAAGATGTCGGTAACGGCGGGAGGATTCGACGGACTGACACTGATGCACATAAAATGCTTCTTGGAACACACGGGTGCACTCGACGCGTTGGTTGCGCTGATAGAGATCATCGCAAACGGTCGTATTGCAGATGATGTACGAGACATACTGTACGTCGGAGTGCTGAAGTACATACCGAAACCCGTAAGGGATCGGGTAGACGGTGTCCGACCGATAGTCATGGAGAACATATTCCGAAAGATCGCCACCAAGTACGTCATGCAAGACACCAAACCCGCGTTCGCCAAGAACTACATGTTCGCAAAGAATGGAAAGGATAAGGTGATATTCTCGGTCAGAGACTACGCTACTAAGCACGATTCGTGTATTATCTTGCAGATAGACTTTGAGAATGCATTCAACTCCCACTACCGCGGAGAGATGATCAACCAGGTGTTCGAACACGCGCGTTCACTGTACCCACTCGTATACAGCATTTACCACAAGCCTATTCCGCTGTTCTACGAAGATGGTGTTGTCCAGAGGATGATCTCCTCGGAGCAGGGATGCCAGCAAGGAGATCCGTCATCTAGTATGTTATTTTCTTTGCTGATACAGCCGCTGATCACGTCGCTGCGATCGGAGCTGGTGATGTTCTTCATGGACGATGGCACATGCTGCGACACGAACCCCGACACGGTGCTGGCAGATCTGGCAGCGATCATGCGAGACAGCGAGCGCACCGGATTGAAACTGAACCCGTCCAAGTGTACTCTGTTTGCAAAAGGATGTGATGTCAGCGGCTTCCAGAAACTGTTGCCAGACATCACCATCATACCAGCCGCAAAGGTGTGCGTACTACAGACGCACATTCTGTGCGACGAGTACACCAAGTTGATGCAAGCGATCGCTGCATTTGCAATAGCCGCAGATAATATGGTAAGCCTTCCGTTCCACGGACAGTATTATCTTCTTGCAAAATATGGAGTCAGTAGACTGGTGCCGTTCTTCAAATCATCCAAGGTGTATACGCGCAAAGACATTCTCGACAGGTTCGACGACATACTGTATGCAGTCATCGACAGGATGACGCCCATCACTGTAAACGCTGCCACCAAACGCAAGATACATGCGCCCGTGGTGTTCGGCGGACTCGGCATAGAAGGTGCTAACGACATCGCATTACCATGCTATCTTGCTAGTGTCTGTAGCCTATACGACATCACTACGAGTGTTGTTCAAGAAGCATTACAGGATTGGAACCACGACATCCCATCGATGCGATCAACGTACAAGGCCTGGCTCGCATACAGTCCCGGCCATCCCAATGCAGATCTGTGGTGGGTGTATCATTATCCGTCCAGCCAGACGCTGGTGTCGGATCAGATCATACGCCAGTCACTCAGACGCCATTTAAGCAATAGCTTGCATAAGAATAAACATGAATGATCCAACGACGCTAGTCCTATCAGGAACGGCAGGAAAGGGTATATACATCCTGGGTGCACTGTTTCGGATACAGTGCCAGCATATCCGCACGTACATCGGCACCTCGTCCGGTGGCATCATATGTTTGCTTCTGAGCTGTGGGTTCACGCCGTATGAGGTGTATCAACACTTGTTAAAGTATGACAATCCATTCTTTGCTAATATCATACCGTCGTTCAAGTACGGTATCCTCAACACCGATCACATCTTCGCGATACTACAGCAACTGTTCATAAAGCTGGACATAGATCTCCAGACATTTACCTTTGCAGATCACCGCCGTCTGACCGGTTGCATGCTCATGATAACCGCGTACAACATAACGAAGCATCGAGAAGAGGTATTCTCTGCAGAGACGTTCCCGAACATGCCGATCACAAACGCGATCAAGGCGAGCATTGGCATCCCGATCCTGTTCAGGCTGTCCGAGTTCGACAATAACGTGTACATCGATGGTGGTCTGTGGAACAATCTGCCCATATCGTACTGCAAGACCAAAACCTTAGCAATAGTAATCAATAAGGATAAGATCAGATCCACCCCACTGGTCGACATCCTGTCGATCAGCACGCACTACACGGCCATGCTGACGCTGGTGTCGACGAAGACGGAGAAGATACTCATGTTCCTGATCGGCTACATCGAAGCCGCCAAGTACCAGCGCCCGTCGCGCATTCGACGGCATACGATCTAACTAGTGCGCCAATCCGATGCACCGAGACCGATGCACCGAGACCGATGCACCGAGACCGATGCACCGAGACCGATGCACCGAGACTGATGCACCGATGCATCGAGACTGATGCACCGAGACCGATGTCATTCAGCATAAGAAATTGAAGATTTGAATAAAGATGGGACTAAATGCCTGGACATCTATTCACTTTCTGGACAAAGACAATAATGTGATCAGAACAGAAGATATGAGCTGCTATAGACTATGTGCCAATACGGAGAGATATGATACTCCAGAGGGCTGTACACAAGTTGTAGTATGTTTTGGCACAGAATACACCAAACTCACCTGCACATATTGCAAGAACGAATGTAATCCAGACAATGATATTAATCATTACTGTAATAACTGTCGGAGCGACAGCAGCGACAGCAGCGATAGCAGCGACAGCAGCGATAGCAGCGACAGCAGCGATAGCAGCGATAGCAGCGACAGCAGCGACAGCAGCGATAGCAGCGACAGCGGTCTACCCACATGGGTAGACAGCGACAGCACATGGAATGATGACGATTTGAATAACCATTAAAGTAAACTTGCAATAACAAATGAATGCCTGGCATTGTGTGCACTTTCTAAATAAAAACAATACCATTATCTGCACAAAAGATATGCGTTGTTATAAGATACGTGATACACCCGATCAGTACGATATACCTAATGGGTGTACTAATATTGCAATATGTTTCAGAACCAAGTATACCACAAATGAATGTCAGTATTGCAGTACAGGACCTAGCATTGAAGATATAATGAGAGGCATGATAACAGAGGTTACACTGCATATGAACTCATCATAATGAGCATGATCCCTTGCATCTAGCACATAGAACGATGACGATTTGAATAAATGATTCAAATTGTATTTGCAGCGTTGGTGGTCGGAGCGAGTGCACGCATACTGCACTCCGACTACGTTCTGAAAACTAAAGTATGCGTCGACATCACAGCACAGCAGTATGATCTGCTAACGATCAACTACATATCTTACTTGCATACAGATACACCCTTCGTACCAAACGACACGCATGTTGATATCAAGCAGCCGATCGTGTGTAATCATGCATCGACTTCCAGATTTAGATATTTGGAAGAGTTCAGTGCACATGCACACACGACTGGCCCGCGGTCGATCGACATAACAACGACTGACTCAGACAAGAATATCTCTTGCAGCAATATGTCTGCGCGCGTATGCATCACCAAGTTGACGGCCGAGCAGAGTCGAACGTGTCTGCATGGAAAATCGGATATCCAGTTCATCTTCGAGAACAGCAAGCACAATATCACCAGTCTCACATGCAAGCCAATCGATAATACAGTGACTGTTTGCAAGACAGATGACTTCGACATCCAGTCACGGAGCTACGATACGTGTTATAACCTCAAGTCAAAATGGTTTTGGACTGTGCCAGATGTAGTGACGTTCACAGCGTATACACCGCATCTAGAGATGTGAGCAGCAGAGATAAATGATATTCTTTGCTGCACTGGTAGTCAGTGCGAGTGCACAGGTAATAGGGATGGTAGTGCATTCAGATTACGTTCCATCGACCAAAGTATGTATTGAGACACAAGAAGACTATGATATGATGACAATATTCCATATTCGACAAGTAGATCCATCTAATATTAAGTATAGCACTAGGATTCTCACTAAAGAGATACTAGCAAGACCAATCATATGCAATTACGCATCTCCAATGATAATTAAACATAGCATTCATAAGAACCGAGTGGATAGTCAATACGTAATTGGTCCAAGAGTCATTAATATGACAACATCTGACTCTAATAAAACTATTTCTTGCAAAGAGATGAAGGTTAATATATGCTCAGGTGATGTACCTAATAATGTTAAGGAAATCAAGGATTGTTTGCAACGACGATCTAGTATGATGTTTGTATTCGGCAATAGTAGTAATTTCCATGAATGCAATATACAAGATAATATGATGACCATATGCAAGACAGATGACTTCGATCTCCAAACTAATACATCAGACATGTGTTATGACCTCAAGTCGAAGTGGCTCTGGGACATCAAACCAAGTGAAATGATGTTTACATGGTATATCACTTGGACAGACCAAAAGAAGTATGAGCACTGTGATCTATAGTGGTGCATACAATAAATGTACAACATTGCCATCCTGCAGATGCTCGAAGACGAGAGGCGACGTGCACTGCAGCAGAAGGAACCCTTCCGAGCCAGAGCGTTCGAGAACGCCATCAGTGCCATCTCGAAGCTAGACTTTGACATAACCAACGGAAGCCAGGTGGACAATATCAGAGGCATCGGAAAGGGCATCAAGCAGCGCATCGCCGATGTACTGATCAATGCGATGAGACCCGATCCGTATTACACTGCATATTCTCTCTTTGCTAATATCCACGGAGTCGGTGATACAACTGCAAGAGAATGGATTAGAAAAGGATATCGAACGCTCGATGACCTCGCCAACGTTCGATTGACCAAGGCTCAGCAGATTGGACTCAAGTACTATGACGACTTTCTGATACCGATACCTCGCTGGCATATTACTGGTCTGATGCATTACCTACGGCATGCACTGCAGTACATCAACCGAGAGTACGGTACTGAGATGGACATCAAACCCATGGGATCATACCGCCGGCAGAAGTCGCATTCAGGCGACATCGACTGCATCATATATGCGAAGGACAACATCATATTGGACAGAGAGTATATTGATCTCTTATTTGCAAAGAAGATACTGACAGACCAGATGTCGTACGGTGTCAACAAGTTCATGGGAGTGTGCGTGTATGACAATCATCACATGCGCATCGACTTCGAGTTCTGCAGAGAATATGCAGTACTGCCGTACGAGATGCTATACTTCACTGGCAATAAGAACTTCAATATAACTATGCGATGGGTAGCCAAACAAAATGGCCTGGTTCTGAACCAGAAAGGGTTGTTCAAGAAGGGCAGACTGCTACCTGCGAGAACGGAGCGCGATGTGTTCAAACATCTCGGGATCCCATATGTCGCGCCGAAAGACCGGGAGTACTGATGCGACGGCCGATGCGGTGCACTGCGCCGATGCGCCGATGCACTGCGACCGATGCACCGCGCCGATGCGATGCGCCGATGTGATGCGCCGACCCGTACCATGGCATCTGCGACGGCCGATGCACCGCTCTGATGCACCGCGCCGATGCACCGCGCCGATGCGCATAAAATTGAAATTTGGACCATTATTCTATGCTAAGTATCGATCGCCATGATCTCCTTCAGCACCTGCCAACTTCTCGTTCGGAGAACATTCTCATCTAAACACTTTGGTAGCTTGCTGAAGGATATCGTGGTATGGATTGGCAAGAATATCATTCAGTTGAACATAGTCAAGAGAAGCATCAGCATTCTGGTCAAAGTATACAGCTATGTCAGAAATCTTATACTCAAGATGCTTGGATTGTATCATATCACTCTCAAAATAGACAATACGTTCATATACATGCTCGTGAAGAAGCACATAGAGAAGATACACATTACCAATCAGATCAACCTGTATATATACAACAGCAGTGATAAAATAGTCTCATCAAGGCGACTAGAACCAAATGAGTACTATATACCATATAAGAAGCATCTTATAATTGCAAATATATTCCACAGATGTGAGGATACAATGGAGCTCGATGTATATACCAGAGACAAAGACCTGCTAGACACGTTCATAGGGGAGCTAACAACCGAATATAATAAGACCGAACGAGACGTAATTGCCACATATCGATATGCAGAGAATGGACGCAGTGAATACAAAGGTATAGACAAACGAAATCTGAAAACAGTGTTCAATGAACATAAGCAGGATATGATAAATGATATAGAGGTCTTCTTCGATCCCAACAGAGTCAAATGGTTTAAGGAGATAGGTAGAGTTAACAAGATGGGCTACCTACTCTATGGGCCACCCGGAACTGGAAAGACATCAATGATTGTGAGTCTGGCAAGCCATTTCGATAAGAGTATCATGCGAGTAACTATCACGGAGAGAACGGAACTGAGTGTCATCGAGAAGATGTTCGAGGATGCAGCAAGAAAGAGCGACTTCGTGGTGTTCGAAGACATAGATACTCTCTTCTGCAAAGAAAGCAAGTTCACCTTCTCAGACATCATCAATCTCCTAGACGGCATGTCCAGCGTTCCAAATGTGATACTGTTCTTCACGACCAACCACATTGATCGATTGGATCCTGCGCTGATACGGCCAGGCAGGATCGACAAGAAGCTACTGTTCGACTACGCATCAGAGGAGACCATCCGACAACTGTGCGAGCTCTACAGCTTCAAGCCACTACCAGCTGAGACGGTCGACGGCTTTATATCCCATCTTGCTGCAAACGAGATCAAGCTCACGCCAGCGCACTGCATCCAACTGCTGGTGAATCTCGACGCGCATATCAGGAGCAGTAAGACACCAGTGGACTGTCTACAGATACTGATAGACAACATCCAGACCTCAGGTGGACAATCCTAGACTAGTAGCATAATAGAATAATAATATTTGAATAGTGCATTCAAATAAATACAAAATGGGTACAGAAGGAATTGCATCTGATTATGCAAGAAGATTTACTTCTGGTTCAGAGTCAGCATTTGATAGAGGACGAAGAATAGCCTCTTCATCCAGATCTCCTCCAAGTGCTGGTTCAAGTAGATCCAGTCCGTATGTGATATCCGGAGGCGGATACAGTCCGCCGCGGTACACGACTGCACCTAGGCATCTGTCACACAGAGGTCGTGTGATGAGACCTATAAATCCTTATAATCCTAATGCAGCTAATTCGCTGTACAGTCCATCAGATCCCCGTTACCGTATGACGGAGGTCAATCCTGGGAGGAGTCGCAGAAGATCATCATCCAGGGGATCTAGTCGCAGATCATCGAGCGGCAGTAGACGCCGAAGCAGACGCCGATCGGCTTCGCCCAAGAAGTCCCGCAGGCGTCGCCGCCGCGCCAAGAAGTCGGTGGAGGGATCGCCTCGGCGCAAGCGCTCATCCAAGCGCCGTTCATCCAAGCGATCGTCTAAGCGGTCATCCAAGCGATCATCCAAGCGGTCATCGCGACGCCGTTCTCGTCGCAGGTCTAAGCTGCCGACCTGTTAATTGAATTTTAAGCATTTGATACAGTTATATCAAATGGCAAAATATACAACCCTCTCTGAGATCGATCACATCCTGAAGCGCCCCGAGGTTGTGATCGGCTCGATAGTACCGACGAACACTAGTATCTATTCTGCAGATATAGACAACAACATCACTGAGACCAACATCGTCGTATCGGAAGCTCTCATCCGCATATATGTGGAGGTGTTGGCGAACGCGATCGACAACATATCTCGAGATGACTCACAAACGTACATCAAGATCAGCATAGATAGAGACTACGTCACAATATCCAATGACGGCGCAATCATCCGCATCAACAAGGATGATAACGACGCGGGTCTGTACAACCACGAACTGATCTTCGGCAAGCTCAGAACCAGCTCCAACTACGATGATAGCCAGTGTCGCATCACCAGCGGCAAGAACGGTCTCGGCGTCAAATGCACGAACATACTGAGCTCGTGGTTCCGTGTGATCGGAGTAGATCCGGCGGCGCACCTGAAGTTCGTCCAGATCTGGACGAACAACATGAAGGACACCGCCGGACCCCAGATAACTACGCCCAAATCGCCAGTGCCGATCACATCGGTCACATTCCAGCCAGATGCCAAGATCTTCGGGAACGCGCTGACTGCTCCCGTGATCGGTGTCTTCAGAAAGATCGCCATCGATGCAGCGTTAGTAGCAAGAAATATAAAGGTATACTTTAACAATAAGATCATTCGGATACCTACTCTTGCTGCATATGCGCATGCCTTCGAGCCGACATCGGCGCATTCGATCTCATACGCGACCACGGGATCGGAGGTATGCATCACATTTGCAACTCAGCCTCATGTATCATTCGTGAATGGACTGTTCACGAAGGACGGTGGTCAGCACCTCGATGCGTGGAAGCACTGCATCTTCGAGAAGCTGGTAGCAGAGATCAACAAGAAGATCAAACCTCTCACCATCACGGCAAGAGACATACAGCACTTCAGACTGTTCGTAACCGCTACATGCGACAAGCCCCAGTTCGAGAGCCAGAACAAACACAAGCTGGTGCTGCCAGTGCTCAGGTACCAGATCGACGATGCCGTCATCAAGAAGATACTGAGATGGGAGGGCACCGTCCAGATGATCAAGGATCTTGTTGCAGCCAAGCAACTGAAGAAGGAGCAAACAGCTCTGAAGGCACTCAACAAGCGGACATTGAAAGTATCATCGAAGGACTACGATCCAGCCAATCTGGCGGGAACGAAGTCGGCGTCCAAGTGCATACTCATTCTCTGCGAAGGACTGTCGGCCAAGACGTTTGCGGTGGCAGGTATTAGCAAAGGAATGACAATTGGTACCACTACCACCAAGGGCCGCGATTACATCGGCATCATGCCGCTGCGAGGCAAGTTCCTGAACGTTCGTAACGTAACCAACGAGCGGATTGCGCAGAATGCCATCATCACCGATCTGATACACATACTCGGGCTCAAGTTCGACCGCGACTACGGCACGACTGATGCCGGACTGAACTACGGCCGCGTGTGCATCATCCCAGATCCGGACGAGGATGGCATCCACATCGAGGGCTTGGTTCTGAACTTCTTTCATTGCTACTTTCCGTCGCTGTTCAACCGACCGACGCCGTTCCTGCTCAGCATGAAGATACCCGTGATCGAGACCCACTCGCATCTGTACTACAGTATGGAGACCTTCAACGCCATCGCCAACCCAGGACCGCACAAGTACTTCAAGGGGCTGGGCACGATCAAGAACGCGGATGTCCCGTCGCGGTTCGGACAGAAGTTCATCATCTTTGCCAAAGATGACGCATGTGATGCGACGATGAACAAGGCGTTCAAAGACGAGCTATCTGATGTTCGAAAGCAGTGGATGAAGGACTACAACCCAGCCATGCGATCGTTCAACTTGGATACGCCCGCCAAGGAGGTTGCGCTTCCAGTCACCACGTTCATCGATGAGGAGCTGATCAAGTACGCGATCGAGAACTGCAAACGATCACTCCCGCACCTGATGGATGGGCTGAAGGAGTCGCAGAGAAAGGTAATCTTCGTTGCCAAGACCGTCACCAGTACGATCAAGGTCGCCCAGCTGGGCGCGTCTGTTGCAAAAGAAACAGACTACAAACACGGCGAGCAGAACCTGTTCGACACGATCATCCGAATGGCGCAGGACTTCGTGGGCGCCAACAACATCCCGCTACTCGCGGCGGAGGGCCAGTTCGGAAGCCGAACATCTGGTGGGAAGGACGCTGCCAGCCCGAGGTACATCTTCACGAAGCCGATGCCCATCCTGCAGTACATCTTCCGAGCCGAAGACGATCCCATCTTACTGCAGACAGATGCCGAGCCGCAGTTCTACCTACCTGTCATCCCAATGCTGCTTGTAAATGGGAGCGTAGGTATAGGAACTGGATTCTCTTGCAACATCCCGATGTACAATCCGCGATCGATCATCGCGTTCATCCGAGCCTGGCTGGCAGATCATACCACCGCATTCGATCTACAGCCGTGGTACAACAAGTTTACCGGAACTATCTGCAAGAATAATGATAAGAAGTACTCAACATACGGAGTCATACACCCAACACACGACGCATTTGAGGTGACAGAGATACCCATCGGCATGTGCTACGATCAGTTCAAAGAGATATGCGAACAGGCCAAGGAGAAGAAGCTGATCACCGACTGGAAGTTCGGCAAGTCTGATCCGAACGCATCATCGTTCTTTGTGTATGCAGAGAAGGGAGATGATCTGATGAGTACGCTGAAGCTGCGATCGTATCTGAATCTAACCAACATCACCTTCTTCGGATACAGGAATGGGATCAATACCATTTGCCAAGAGACGATTGGCGATGCAGTGCAAGAGTTCTGTCGGATCCGACTGGTGTTCTACGAGAAGCGCCGCCAGCATCTGATATCGGCGCTGCAACACAAACTACTTCTTCTGCAGAATAAGCAACGGTTCATCGGGGACGTCAACTCGGGAGAGATCATCGTCTTCAGAACACCCAAGGCCGCTATCGAGCGCCAGTTAGCAGAGAAGAACTATTATAAGGACACTACATATGACTACTTGATCAACATGAGCATCAGCATGTTCACCGCCGAGAGGTACGCCAAATGCGAGCAGCTGATAGCCGATACCAGCACCAAGCTCGAGATGTACACCAGCTGCACCGACGTCGACATCTGGCTAGCGGATCTAGCCGAACTAGAGACCATTCTCTGCAACTAATACGCATAATACTTTGAATAATGATATTCAAAGTTACTGATTAGACTTGAAGTCTTCCTTTGCAGAAGATAACCTACTTAACGAGTCTGCACTTGATATCTGCTATGAGGATCTTCTTGCGCTTGACTTGCGCGGGCATTGGTGCATGTTTAAGCTCTTCAAGGAGCTTCTCCTTAAGATCAGCTTGGTTACGTTGGATAAAGTATCTTTTAATTTGAGGATTAAGCCATAATTCCTTTACACATATAGTGCAGCGAATACAGTCATTATATCCATATCGGTAAGATGTTATCTGCTTATGATATGAACAAATCTCATTTGCTGCCTTATAATCTTGATAGACCATCTCTAAATCTGTATTACATTCCCATATGTATATCTTGCAATCAGAACAAGTACCTCTATATTGATAGCAATATGAACATAATTTGGTCCTGCACACTTTGAAGCCGCTGCATGAGAACATATTTGTATGGTGACCGCAATCAGAACATTTATTATACTCATTGCAACAATCACTACATGCCAACCTCAGATTGCGATCACGTCTGCGGGTTAGTTGACGGAAGGTTGACCAAGGTTTGATCAGACTATGATCCCAGTATCGATCAAATGCGGTTGCATATGTCTTGCATCGGTAACATTTTCGATACTTTCTCCGACATTTAGTGCATAACTGTGTATAACCTGATTTAAGTTTAATTGATCTTACACTCTTATGTGGCGTATAACAGTAGTCACAACTCAACTTTACGCATTTGCTACGATCAGCATAGTACTCAATAGCTTCGATCGCATTCAGGTAGTCCATGTTTGAATTTAATGGTAATATAATCTATTAAATTCAATTATCACTGATTAGACTTGAAGTCTTCCTTTGCAGAAAGATAACCTACTCAACGAGTCTGCACTTGATGTCTGCTATGAGGATCTTCTTGCGGGCAACTTGTGCAGGTATAGGTGCGTGTCTGATCTCTTCCAGCATCATCCTGCGATCAACCTGATTGGACTTGAAGTGTTCCTTTGCAGAAAGATAACCTGCTCCATTCAGCAGTCCGCACTCGATGTCCGCCACGAGTATCTTCTTGCGCTTGACCTGCGCAGGTATTGGTGCATATTTGATCTCCTGCAGCATCGCTCTGCGATCAACCCGATTACGTTGCATAAAGTAATCTTGAATCTTGGGGTTAGTTATTATCTTCATGAAGCAGCAGGACTTGTGGCTGTATAGCGGATTATAGGGAAAGTAGGGATCATGCCATTCTTGGTAGAGATACTCCAGTGTCTCATACAGATAGTGACACATTTTAATATTACAGTCTTTGCAACTGTGGCTGTCATAAAGGTTACAGCATCCACGGTTAATGCATCGAGTGCAGAGGTAGTTTCCACATACTGTGAACCCGCTTCTGCATGGGTTCAGTGGAATAGTTGTATAACTCTTGCATTCTGGACAGTGATGATATTCATTGCAGCATCTGTCACAGATCTTTACACGTTCATTATCAACCCATGTATGTCTACTAGTTTCATCTACCCTGTGGCACTGCGAACATGTCTTATACGCATTATAGCAGCTCTCACACAGCCTTAGCGGCATAGAATCATTACTCTGAACTGATCTAACGTTATTGATTCCGTAGCAATGGAAACAGTGCTTATATTCTTTGCGACACTCATGACACAGCACAACCCACTTAGTTGCCCAGATTACTCCGACAGTATTATCATCTCTGCTGCATTGAGAGCATTTGTAATGCATGTGACAGTTATGACATAGAACTATCCATTTGGTATCCCGCCATATCTTCCTAACATAATTAATACCATGACACTTGGTGCACCTCATGGTTGCGTTCGGACGTGGCTAGTGCCCAGAAGGGACGTATTTGATAGTAATTATCAAATATTAATTCAATTTTGCAAGTGCTCCTTTGCATTAGACTTGAAGTGTTCCTTTGCAGAAAGATAACCTGCTCCATTCAGCAGTCCGCACTCGATGTCCGCCACGAGTATCTTCTTGCGCTTGACCTGCGCAGGTATTGGTGCATGTTTGATCTCCTGCAGCATCGCCTCCTTGCGATCGGCTTGCATACGTTGCATAAAATAGTCTTCAATAGTAGGATTAGGTAACAGTTCTTGTACACATACACTGCATCCATATTCTTCACCAGTATCAGAATGATAATAGCATTCGGATGGGATCCCTATGCTGATATTTGAATAATGATTCTAGTGATGAAAAACCAGTATGTGTTATAAGCAAACAATCATGACAGTAGCATCCGCAATATATGCATAGTTGCTTTCTACACACTTTGAACCCACCACATGGCTTGAGCGTAGTTACATATCGATTGCATCGATCGCAGCGATGATATTCATTGCTGCATTCATGACACACAGGGTGATATAGATCAACTTTAACTAACTCGACATCTGTCTTGCGGCAGTCTGCACATCCAAGCTCCTTGCGTATATAGTCGCAGAAAAGACTGATAGTCTCGCGTACATGTGTCATATATTCCTCCATATTAGTCTGCAGTATCTACTGCAGTCCAATCTTAATTCAATTTCTTGCAAACACGCGTGTGACTCCGAGCACGTCACGTTGCTTGTCGTCATTGGAGATCTCGCCGCGCTTGGTGTATATGGTTTGTATCAGCAGGTTCTGGTCGATGAACGGCAGTAGTACAACCCCAAGCCACGCCTGCTTCTTGCCGTTCATATCTATCCTGAAGTCAGTCGGGTAGAAGTCGGCTACCGGGCTGTACGGATCCAGCATCAGATCTGCCAGCGGTTTTGGCAGCAGATCGCTGCTAGCAGGTGGCAGTACGGACATCAGCTGTTCGAATGGCGTGAGGGGAATGGTGTTCGGTTCAAACTGTATCACTAGCTGCGGTATGTCTTCGAAGTCGGATGCAAATGGTGGGTAGTGAAACGGGTAGTACCACTCCCACGATGCTGGTCCTCTGAAGTAGTAGTGCAATACCCATGCCAGTCCTTCGATGTATGATGATGCCACCTCCGTTCGTATATTAGCAAGAAGAGATGGATTGTCTTGTAGCTGTTTGTCAGTAATGTTGAACTTGGTCTTGTAGTAGCGATCCTTCCAGCCAGGACTGGTATACTGGATCTTGTCGAGTCGCACTGGCGAGTTCTGCTTCTTGGGGAACTTGCGCTTCCAGTACGCCTCTTCGAGTTTGCCCAGCTCTGCCAGCACCTTGTAGTACGGTGCTACATTCAGGAAGCCGTTGTCGGTGAGGTATTGGTTTGATGCCAGTATCTTCTTGTAGATGCCGACCAGGGTGTCGATGGCGTTGTCATGTATCTCCAGCGTCGGCAGATGTGGCAAGAAGTCGTTTCCAACAAGGAAGCACATCGCTATCCAGTCATCCACGACGTTGTCTGTGTTGTAGGTCGACTTGGGATTAAGTTCTTTCTGCAGATAAGTCCGAAGAGTAGGGAGCGACACTGCGATGAAGTCCTTGGGCAGATCGGACTCGACGATGGAGAGGTCTTCGCGGATGATGATGAACTTGGGCTCGTGAGATGCGAGACCCAACATAATCAGATCGGCATCGGCACCGCAGAGACAGTGCGACACGTTCGGATCGCGATGCTCGCGGATGTAGTCCATGATCTTGTGCTCGCCCTCGCCGGGAACGTTCGAGTCCGACAGAATGACTGTGATCTTGAACCGTTTGGATGCGATCCAGTCGGCTAGCAGTTGGGCGATGTTCCACATGAAGACGGTGCCTGGCGTGATGCAGTTCGAGTCGAATGCGTCTGGAGATCTTTCCTTTGCGGCTCGGAACCGTCTAGATCGCTGCTGGTTGATCTTGGCGCGCGGTGCTACTCCATCTATAGCAAGATAGAGAAGGTTCCTGGGTTTGGTGATGCTGATCATGCGTTCGATGTACGCGAAGATGGCACGTATCATCTCGGATTCGGAGAGCGTGGCTCCGTTCTCGGGGTGACAACACGGGTGAATGATGGCGTTCATGTCGAGGTACAGGTTGTCGACCGGCGGGATGCGGTGCTGTGGCAGAATGACATTCGGATACTTTTTGGATAACCATCTGAAGAAGGCTGGAACTCCCATTTATTGTGGGTGTATAGTGATAATAATATTCAAATATTATTTGCAGCAGTCACACACCAGCTGCAAAGATAATAGTTATATTAATGGATAGCTGCAAAGATAATCTACCAACTTCGACACCGAACCATGCACCGCACCGCACCGGCACCGCACCAGCGCACCGCAGCGCACCGCACCGGCACCACATCAGCGCACCGCACCGGCACCGCATCACCGGCACCGCACCGCATCACCGGCACCGCATCACCGGCACCGCACCGCATCACCGGCACCGCATCAGCGCACGTCCATGCGCCTGACAAGACCCGGGTTGTCGAACGAGTACGTATCTCTCTTTGCAGATTGAACCGAGTTACTCGCGTACGTACTCGGGTCCAGCACCACCCGTGGAAGCGCAGATGCGTTCGTAGTGGCCTCCATCTTCGGGATCACTCTGGACTTGACGGCGGTAGCAGTCTGCTGAACGTGGTTCTGCTTGTTCGATGCGTTGCTCGTTGCATGTGTAGTCGGAGTTGCTGCGATGGCATATCCCTTATTGTCATACCAAGTTGCATCTGTCTTGTAGTACGTGGTCGGCTGCGTTCCTCCCTCGATGATGGTTGACTGCCGGATGCGCTGCGGCTTGTACTCGATGTGCTTGTCTAGGTTCTGGATGCCCACCGGTATATCTACCTTATGTTTACTCTTTGCTGCACACATCACCTTGACTGGGAGCGTATTGAGTACCTGCTTGTATCGGATACTGTCCTCGGTCGGCCGCGCCGACTTGCTGTAGTCGGTCCACCCACCCGTAGCAAAAGAAGAAGTGGTGTACCTAGGCAGTCTGGATAACGGCAACAGATCCTGCTGGTACAGGATCGGCGGTCTGAATGCGCCGTCCTTCATTATCCGATACGGGAGGAACGCTTCCTGACCAGATGTGTTGTTGTACTCGACAGACACCATCGGATTCCTTCCTCTGCAGAACTGACGGATCGCGTCGTTGCGGTCCGTGGCAGTATCTTGTTCATCGATGATGTCATTGTTCTCACCAACCTTGATCCGCCTGAACGTTTGGATGCCTTTTGGAGGATCCTTGACGATATTGTTGGTGATGTACCATTCTGATACGTCATCCAAGTTGGTTTTGTTTCTGTCAGTAATGCTAGAAAATGATATCATGCTGTTTATTATTAATAAATGGCACGAAGACGAAAATCATCCAAACGTTCATCGGATGCACCAGCTATATGTGCTGCAAAAGGAAAACGTAGGTCCCGCCGGTCCCGCAAGTCGCCGAGCGCATCGCCGAGTGCATCGCCGAGCGCATCGCCCAAACGGTCTCGACGCCGGTCTAGCCGCCGGTCTCGCAAGTCTGCATCGCCGAGCGCATCTCCCAAACGGTCTCGCCGTCGATCTCGCAAGTCTGCATCGCCGAGCGCATCGCCTAAACGGTCTCGACGCCGGTCATCACGGCGATCCAAGTCACCGAGCGCATCTCCCAAACGGTCTCGTCGTCGATCTCGTAAGTCTGCATCGCCGAGCGCATCTCCCAAACGGTCACGACGCCGGTCATCGCGCCGATCACGGAGTGCAAGCAGCTCATCGGCAAAAGGATTGGGCAATCTGTACTGTGTCAAATGCAGGCAGCGCACTCCCAACGTCGGACAACCCACGTTCGTTAGAACCAAGAACGGGCGCAAGATGGCCAAAGTCAAATGCGCCAAGTGCGGCACGATGAAGCACCAGTTTGTTAGCGGCTAATAATAAATGTCAAATCGCGTAGATTGGCCTAAGTTCTACAACTCGCTGCCAGATGATGAGAAGACACGCTTCCGATCGAACCCGAAGACGGCGCAGCTGCTGCCGTCGTACAAACTCGCAGACACTTCCGAGTTCAACCCCGTTCGCAAATACGACCAAGCATTCCAAGAAGACATGAGATGCTCTTGCAAAGCCAGCAGAAGGAAATCTGGGTGGATCTTCTATCTCATTCTGCTACTATTGGTAGTAATCGCCTTTATTGTCATCTACTTCTACTACTGGAAGAAGTAGTGGGCATCAACCTATTAGCAGGTGCTTTAATAAATGTCCTCCAAACGGAATATCAATAGATTGATCCCTGCTGAACATTCGGCCAAATACGATGTGTACACATCGATGACTCCCGAGGAACGGGCGCGCTTCGATGCATACAAGAGCATACAACAGTGCGACATGGAGAAGTATAACGTGTACAAGTCGCTCGAAGGCAAGTGCTGTGAGTGCGATGACAGGATCTTCTATAAGAGACCTACCTTTTGGTTCTTAATAGTCATCCTAGCACTCATCGCATTCATCGCTGGGCTGATATATTATATTGCAAAGAATAAATGAGCACGAGATTGCGCAGACGGCCGATCGAACCACCGCCAGAGTTCGAACCAGAGCTAGAGGAGCTAGAGCCAAACGATGATTACATGTCCAATATCAAAGATCCATTATACCAACCTCCTAGGCGCGGCACACAATCGCATTCATATGTACGCCCACGACGCAACTACTTCTGGTGGATAGTGGGAGTGATCATCATTATTGCCATTGGTGTCGGCATATACTATGCAGTCAAATCCAGTAACTGAATGCAGCAAAGATACGAATGCACAGGTCGATGCAAGTGAGTTGATCTTCTTTGCAGATAATAAATGCAAGAAGAATACCAGATCAACCAGCTTGACTTTGATATCATCAACCCCAACAGTACCAACTACACGACGTCGATTGGCGGTTCCAAGATCGTGATCATTGGCAAGCCAGGCACCGGCAAGTCGACGCTCATCAAATACCTGCTATACACCAAGTCCGATCTAATACCCGTTGGCATATGCATATCTGGCACAGAGGAAAGCAATAAGTTCTACTCCGACTTCATTCCGCCACTGTACATATACAACGAGTACGATGAAGAGATCATCAAGCGCTTCATCATGCGGCAAAAGGAAGCTATCTCAAACAAATGCGAGAACCCGTGGTCATTTCTGCTAATAGACGACTGCGCAGAAGACAAGAAGATATTCACTTCCAAGTACCAGAACTTTCTGTACAAGAACGGCAGGCATCTGAAGTTCCTGTACATACTCTCTCTGCAGTATGCGAACGATATCCCGCCTGCACTGAGAACGAGTGTCGATGGCATCTTCCTGTTCCGCGACACCAACGAGAACAACCTGAAGAAGATATACAATAACTATGCGGGTATCATTCCGACATATGATCTGTTCAAAGAGTACATGGCACAAGTGACTGGTGACTACACAGCACTGTACATCGACAACGCCAACCAAGGCAATGGGGAGTGGTCAGACCACGTGTACTACTTCAAGGTGCCAGATGACTTCAATAATGAGGTGAATATTGGTTGCCACGAGTACAAGGAACACTCGTCCATCCGCTACAGCAATAACCCGACCGATCTCAGCGAGCTGTAGCAATTAAAAGCAAGATACCACTAATACACAGCAGCACAGCATCTTCAACACATACGTCTTGAAGAATTAACTCACTATATGCGACGAACATTCCCGCAGTGGGCCTGCGGGCTTGTCCGTCGAAAATTAAGCCCAATATGTAATTTGCTGGTGGTGCATATGATACATACGAAACCCAAATAGCGTTGGTATCATAGGCACTACGTAGCAGAGTATGCAATTTTGAATAACGGTATTCAAAATTAGATGCCAATTGTTTAAGTGTGTGGTAGTTAAATGTTAGAGCTGCAATAATAAGCCAGCAGAGAAAGAATATAGTCATCTCGGTCTTCTTGTTCTGTCGACTGGTTCATCTCCTTCATCTTGTATGATTGGTAGTTACAGAGTGAGAGTGCTTCCAGCCGCTCATCTACGGCTACACACTCTCATCCAATATAGTTGTACTGTGCAGAGGTCATTACATGTTCCGTTCTCGGATGGATATTTCGCTTCATCAGCAACTATGCAGATGTTTCAGCCGGAAATGGGAAGGGTGTGGTAGAGGACGCACATCTACACCACCTATTCCATTTGCCGATGCTCGTCTACACCGCCGATGAGTTCATATTTTGAATGGCTTATTCAAAATATATCATTTGTTTAAGTGACGATGATCGTCTGCAGATGAACTTACCATACCCATAACCAACGAGGCTGATCCCAAAAGTGACAGCTACAATGGCGGGAATTGATACATACACAAAAGCCCTCATCCCATAGGGAGTCTGTTTGATAACACTTGCGCATATTGCAAATACAGCAGATGCTAAGGCGATCACTGAGATGCTTCTTGATGCAGTTAGGCAGTGGTAACTGGTCAATGATGGTTCTGTCATCGTTCTTGTAACAGATGCTGATAATGCAGTCAGATGCCATCGCAAACAGTGTCTTGGGCTCCATATTCGTTAATGTGTACATATGTTTAGTTCAATTTTATCTGCTACTAATGAGTCTACTATATAATAGATCTAACTTTGAATAATATTATTCAAAGCTAACACTGCACCAGTGCTCTGCGTATCTTCACGATGAGCGCTATGAACTCATCCCTTGTCTTGTCATCCATGCTGCAAAGGAAGATCTTACTGTCTCGCGGGAATGCATCCAGCACCATCTTCGCCAGATCAACTGCACGCACAGGGTTACCGTCATCTACATACTCCAATCCCAGGTATTTGTGGTATGAAGCAAGAAGCATCTTCAGATCATCCATGTTTACTAGTATATCCACTGTTTAAGATCATTGACAGCGAGGACAGTAAGTGGCCTCAAGCATCCTTTGCCGTACCTCAATAAGGTCCTCCAATGACTTATTATCCAAGAGGTCGTCGATATCTTGTGTTAGGTCCATGATATCTAGCAGATCTGCTTTGGTTACTGGACTGCCATCATCTACGTACTCTGCGCCTATGATTCTCATGTATGTGTCATATAGTAACCTCATATCGTCACTTGTGTATGTCTTGTTCACCATCGTGTTGTATTATTAGCAGAGAATATTTAAATATGCATCAGTCATCGTTGTGCGGATCATGTTTACCATCTTGTTCATAGTAAGATTAGAATCAAAGAAAATGGGGATGATTTTCTGGATCTTCAAAAGGATTACCAAATATTTGTGAAAATGGCACTTGTGCTAGACCAGTGCGATCGAATTCAATAATATCTTCTTCAATACTCTCTAATGTCCTACGAGTTTCACGAATCAAAATCTCATGATCACTGCAATCGCAAGGGACCTGTGGGTCTATATGCTTTCGTAGTTCTTGCACAAGTGGCCTTAATCGAGATATTGGTGTAGTAACATTAGACATGTACAAATGTTCAGCAATAATAGGATCCATTCCAGCTTCCTTAAGTGTTTCAACTTGAAATTGGATTATGTTAAAGGTTTTTCTTATAGCCTCACTGATGTCTTCACATAATGCGATAACTGCTGAACTAGGCATATCTGTGGATGTTATATTTCTATGTATTATAGCAAATATTTAAATTCAATTTATACTTCGACCATCGCCTGGTAGTATTGCCACTCGGTCACATGCTGGACGATGAAGCCGTGATGGTATCTCCATCTCGTAGCCATGTATTCACAAGTAGGACTGTTAGTATATGTATGATTGAGCGATGCATGTGCATCTGCTATCATGTCTTCCAGTGATTGAGGTTCTAAACCATAATCCATTGCTATTCTATCCATAAACTCAGTGACAACTTGGCAATGAGTGTATGAGTGTTTCTGTATCACATCTTGATATATCTCTTTCTTGATCGGACCCCAGTTTTTGTACAAACTCGATGCAAACTTAGCAAAAGGATAGTATTTGGAGTAGCTGTGATTGAGATCACTAATATGTATGACCTCTGTCTTATTTATTGCTAACATGACATGCCAGTCCGGCGCATCGCTGGGCGCTAGATCCATATAGCATGCGATGATATCGCCTGCCTCGAAGCGCAGGCCGCTAGCGTGATGACACCCGAATAGACAGTTGCATCCGAAGTAGTTGCATGGCAAAAGTCCGCAGTATGTTCCCTCTATTGCAGATCCGTCTCCGCACTTGGGCTCGTTGAACGAGAAGCTGCGTGACGGACAGCACACCGCATCGGCAGTCGCACACAGCGCGGCGACTAGTGCAGCAAGAATAAGTCTCATTTACTGTTGCGTTCTAGTGTTAAGGTGGATATGTCGATGTCGGCTATGGCTGCGCTTAGGCATTAGCGACATCGACATCGACACCAACTCTTAAGAGTACTTACTGTATGATCTTGCGGAATAGATCATTGAACCATTTGTTCAATAAAGATACATGCTGAACCGAAAAGCCCATACCATATCGCCATGCAGTCGCAACGTATTCGCATACAGGATTGAATCTAATATACTTATGCAGCTTGGTGTTTATATCTTTGATGTGTGCTGTTGTATCTATTGATTGAAGTGGTTCTAGACCATAATATTCTTTTGCAACTCTGTCCATAAACTTAGTGACGACTTGGCAATGGGTATTGTCATAGAGATGTATTATACGTTCAAATGATACATGTCTAATGGGATTATCTTTAGTCAATAAATCTGATGGCCAGTGTTTAGTAGCAGCATTCGGTACAGATCTGGGATCACCTATGTGAAGAACATCAGTACTATTTATTGCTACCATGACATGCCAGTCCGGCGCATCACTGGGCGCTGTATCTATATAGCATGCGATAATATCACCTGCCTCAAAGCGCAGATATCTAGCATATTGACATCCGAACCGACATGCGCATCCAAAGATGTTGCATTCACCGTATCCACAATATCCGCTCGTCGTGAGCGGTGTTCCATCTCCGCACTTCAGTTCATTGAATGAGAATCGGCGCGGATAACAGCATACTGCATCGGCAGTCGCACACAGCGCGGCGACTAGTGCAGCAAGAATAAGTCTCATTTACTGTTGTGTCCTAGTGTTAAGGTGGATGTGTCGATGTCGCTAATGCCTAAGCGCAGCCATAGCTGACATCGACACATCTACCACGGTCTCATACACCATGGCATTTAATAAATGGACAAGATATTCTTCAACACACTAACGCCCGAGCAGAAGGTGGCGTTCGCGGGCGTCTCCAAGAAGATGTTCGACAACCTGGAGACCGTTCCGCAAGCCAAGTACCAGATGCGCAACAACGAGAAGCTAGAGTACGTGCTGCAGATGATACGATCTGGGTTGCTCCGATCGGATCTGACCAAGGAGGAGGAGGATGTTCTCTTTGCTGCTCTCGGACCGACCTGGGCAGACATCCTATTTTAAGACACTCAGCAGATAAATGATCATAGTTGTCATCGGAGTTATCATCATGATAATTGCTATAGTTGAAACTAGAATTAAATACCCATTTAAAGATCCAAAAGAGGTTCTTGGACTGGACATCCTATTTTAAGACACTCAGCAGCTAGATAAATGATCACGAGCACGGTAATCGGAGTTATCGTCAGCATAACGATTGCCATCAATATAGTCGCAACAGGACTCAGATACATATCATACAAACCTGAGAGTGTTAACATCGATACCACACGACTATGTGTATCTAGACTCAATTCTAGATTATGGAGTAAAGTAGTAGATGCTGAGAATACTTGGGCGTATCAGCATGAGGCCTTTCAAAAGATTAGGGACTTGAATGATTATCAGAAAGCATTAGGATATGGAAAAATAGAAGTGTTTAATCTGCTAACCATTATACATATGACACAATATGGTAACAACTATCTTACAGATAGAGGTCTCAGATGTAAAGATATAGCACATACAACAAGGATCGTATATGAGGATGATCAAGAAGAGATAAATGTTCCTATACTAGGTGTTCAGATGGAAGGAGATCGTACAAACATAACTATAGGACTTTCCAGTAAACCTCCACCAGGTGTTACAGTAACAGAACACAGGCACCAAAGTTGTTACAAGAGAGCCATGCGACTATGTTCTGCAAAGATACACCCAGACTCTTGTTTGCAGAAGCAACATGCTATAATGCTAATGGAGAACTCAAGATATGCACAAGAGCTTGTATGTAAACCAGCAGTTGCACTTGTAGACATATGCATGTATACACCTTGGGGCATATATTCAGCAACTCATGAGAGATGTGATCCAGATAGAGATATAACAATAATAGAACCACAAATCATCAACATAACATATACCATGCCAGACGGTTGGATAGATGACGACGGAGGCATGCAACGAACTGCCGAGACGGTGGCGACCATCACATCGCTGCTGATCAACGCGTACATCTACATCACATACATCAGTCTGCTAGGCGACGGACTCATCAAATTGAATTCAAAAACGAGGCTCATATAAGAAACATGTATCCGATCCGGTGCTTCAGCTGCAACAAGCCGCTCAACGCGAAGGTCTTCGAGTTGGTCCGTGCAGCAGCAGATGAGAACGAGTACAAGTCTATTCTGCAGAGATATAAGATCACCAAGCTCTGCTGCAAAACGAGATACCTGACCAGCATCGATGCGTATAAGATGTACAACACCAGCTTCCAACCCCATAGCGACGAAGATCGAGCGCGACGAAGATGAAGACCATCGACGTCGTTAATGCCTCATCTGAGCCATAGCTGACATCTACCTGCACAAATATAATTGAATTCTTAAATGTTAATATGCAGATACAAATGAATGCGATGGCGAACTTTATGGAGTCGATGATACTGTCGGATCTGCTGCTTCCGTGCGACACCTTATATGCATACATCACTGGAACAGAAGAGTTCATCAAGGACCAGTTGCTGAAGATAGGGAGACAGCTCGATCACTGGATCAAGCTCAAGCTACTGACTCCTGAGGAAGCGATCGCCAAGTATATTGACCCTCTCTGCAAAAGATATACCGAATCTGAAGACTACGTCACATCTCGCATCGTGGAGTCGATTGACAGTCTGGACTACGACTTCGAGACAGACAAGATCGTCCGTAGACGCACTCTGTAGATGCACATCTGTGCACATCCTGATTTTGAATCATTATTCAAAATCTAATTGTATGCAAAATAGTTGCGTAACAGACTGGGCCGGATCGACTTGGCGATCGTCATCAGCTCGTTGTACGACGCATCTGGCTGCCTGGATAGGATATTGTCTAGATGCTGTCGAACTGTCTGGGGC